CGCCGGTGCAGTAAAAGTAATTTGCGAAGAATTTATAAATGTAACTACACTTGCAATTTTACTATTTGCAACAACACTTAGACCAGATTTAAACCCTTGCCCATTAACAGTGATTGTGTCGCCACCTGCAGTGTTCGTAGAAGTTTGTACTCCTGGATACACTAATGAAGTAAATTCGGGTCCGGCTATATCGTAATACGCGGTATCATTTATGTTGTTACGAGTTATCTTAGTAGTCATTTAGAAAATAGTATTTTTGTAATTTTAATATATTTCAGAACCGAATATATTAAAACTTACACTAGCTGTATTTGCACGTACCGTAACAACATCTGTTGCAGCTAATGTTAACCCCAATGTCAACGAAATACCGTCATTGGCCGGTATTACCGTATCATATAATAGATAATGTTTTGTTGCAATTGCTGCGCCCGCTGGTCTAACCGCAATACGAAATTTTGCATCGCTACTAGCTTGATTGCATACTTGCAATGTGGATGCAATTGTGCTATTTGCCGCCGGTACCGTATATAATGTAGTATCGGTATCTGCCGATGGTATTTCTTGCCCTAATACTTTAATTTTAGTTGCCATATTGTTCCTTACATTCCTGATAGCATTAGTGATAGCGGATTAAAATCTAATTCTGTTGCGGTAGAGCTAATTCTACCATTTGCTTCAACTAGTATTTTGTCACCGGAGGACACGGTCGAACTAATTCTACCATTTGCTTCAACTAGTATTTTGTCACCGGAGGACACGGTCGAACTAATTCTACCATTTGCTTCAACTAGTATTTTGTCACCGGAGGACACGGTAGAGCTAATTCTACCATTTGCTTCAATCGTTGTAAATGTGCCCGCAATTAACAAATCAGCTACTGCACCTGTAGATATATTATTTGCGGTGATTGCAGCAGGAGCTATATTAGTTGCGGTGATTGCAGCAGGAGCTATACCGCTACTTTTAATTTTAGTTAAAGCCATATTAATCCTTTAAATTTACCACAATATTTATATTATCCGAAGTCTTTATTTTCTATGTTAAATACCGAGCTTTTGTCAATTTCTATTGAATGTTTTGAGTATTTTGGACGAATCTTATGTTTTCTTTGATGTAGAAGCATATTCGCAGCTATAACTAATAAAATAGCTAACGGGTCAAATACAAACATCAATGCCATAATAATAAGACGAACTGCTCGATCAATTGTTTCCATATCATTTTTCTGATATACTAGCTCAGAGATATATCGAATAGGGCCAATATCAGCATTCTGTTTATTTTTGTTTTTTTGTATTTCGCCAAAATCCTTAGTTAGTGTAGAAATTCTATTTTGTGAATTCTGAATTTCTGCATCTAATTTTTTATTCGACGTTTCTCTTTTAGATTGCCTATCTAATAGATTATCCAACCGCTTACGTTCTATATCTATTAAATTTTTAGTAGTTGTTATTTGTGTTTCACTATCATATATTCCAGCAGAATCAGATGTATATGATTTTGATAGATAACCAAAAATACCTAAGGAGGTAATAATAGATAATATGATAATACTAATGACGAAATATGTCTTCATCAATATATTAATTTTGTTCCATTGTCTATATACAAACGATGCAGTAACAAGCTTTCCAACCTCAAGTATGCAACCCATAATAACTATAGGTAGTACATTTGCAGAGAATATATGAGCCAATCCTACGATTGAAAAATATCCCGCTATGCCTGAGATTGCTAATGCCGTTAACAATAAAAGTGAGACGAATATCATTTATTTTTTGCAAGGTTCTTTATGTGAGTTTTGTGAACTCTGCATTGTATTTGGCCATTATAATATAAATCCGATTCAAGAACTCGACGATCCATTTGTTCGCGCGCTTCTAAATAATTGCACAGCCCTTTATTGGGGCATATGTGCAGTATTTCTCTTATAAATTTATCCGCACCAAAGAGTTCTACATCTTTTTTGACTTCGTCAGATGAGGACCAATAGTCTCTCCAATCCGATTCAACCTTAATACGTTTCTTTTTACCTTTAACTTGTTTTGTCTTACGAAACCAAAACAATTTTTTTCCTATATATTTTTTACCGTTAGTAATATTAGTAATCAAGTATACAAAACCATATGCTGTTTCTGGAATATCTATTAACGGGTTATTATCATATATCCACATAAAAATACCAATTCTAAATTAGTATTTATTGTAGTCATCTACGACCTCCCAAAGATCGCCATCCTCAACAAACGTATCTATTTCCTGTCTAGGTGGTACTAAAAAATAATCATCGGGGTCAGTCATAACATCTTCAAGCCGTTCTGTTGCTAAACCAGAACCCATGCGCCCCGTTTTATGTAGCATGGTGGTTTGTATAGATTTTTTATATCTGTGACCTTCGGACTCTTCCGTGGCCATATATTCTTTTTGTTTTTGTGAGAATACCTGTTTTTGCTCAGATGTCCATTGCCGGGAGTTGGCACAAACCCGGCTACAAAATTTGCCGGGTTTGTTGTGCGTTGTATTACACTTAGGACACGTCTTCGTCATACTCGTTATCTTCATATCGATCTTCTTCCTCGGCATCCATTGAGGTGCCGCAGAAGGGACAATTTTTTACTTTATAGTAATTTTCATCTAGATCATAACTTATTTTGAAGACGGCGTCACATTCGAAGCATTCGTGGTGCTGTTTTCTGGCCATACTAACCCCCTTTTCTTAACTTCTGTTTCAAATACTCTTTTACGAAGATCAGTCGAACTAAAGTAATGATCTCTTTTATTGTAAAAGAATTTGATACTTCGTTTTAAACAAATATCTTTACCCGTAAATTCCAAATCCTTATATTCTTCACCCAATATTCTAACATTAATTGGTAAAGTCATAAGAATATCTTCTAGTTCTTTTTCAGTATTATAGATAACAACCTCATCTACATATTTACATGCTTTGACTTGTATCTGTCTTTCTATAATAGATTGAACAGGCTTATTCTTTGTATCTCTATCCATTGTAGGATCTGTTTGAATACCTACAATAAGGTAATCGCATTGTCGTTTAGCTTCTTCAAGCATAACAACATGACCTGCGTGGAAAAGATCAAAGGATGAGCATGTAAATCCTACTGTTAAATCTTTCATAATTGCTCCACTTCAATTTTACATTTAGTTAAAAACTCAATGCCATCAGTTGTTCTATATGCATTGCGATAAAATACTTTTTTAATACCTGCAATATGTATAAGTTTCGCACAGTCAAAACAAGGAGCATGCGTCACATACATAGTAGCATCTTCACCCGAGGATACCGATTTTGCTAACTTTCCTATAGCATTCATCTCTGCATGTATAACCTCGGGTTTAGTTTTTAATATAGTGCTATGTATTGCGCCTTCGTAATCTGAATATAGTTCCACAGTTTCATTTTCGCAGTTGTTATCCCAACCCGAGGGCGTGCCGTTATAGCCAATAGAAATTACTTTATCATCTTTTACTATAATAGACCCAACCTGCAATCTTTTCGCATTTGATAATTCAGCATACGTTTCCGCAACCTTCATATGAGCATAATCAATTTTATTAGGCATTGTGAATTATGCTAATGCAATTCCTGTAGTTGTTTTAAGAAATTGCTTAGCAAAAATTTCATCAGTAGGTTCTGCTACAGTAACAGCATGCTTAGACAATTTAACATCCTTCTCCTGTTTCACTGTGAACAAATACGGCATTAAGCCTGGCCCTTGTTGTCCCATACCGATAACCATAGGTTTAGCCAATTTATAATGAGTAGATGTTTCCTCCACTAATTTTGCTACTAATTCTTCACCTGAAGTAAGCTTAAATGTAATTACTTCGCCAGCAGTTACACCTTTATCAATTAACATAATATTTCCTTTTCAAATAATTTAATCTTCAACGCCCCATTTATCCTTGGGGCACTTTGTACTTTTAATTCTAATCTTAGTCCAAATTGCGCAACCACATACTTGACACGATTTAACTCCTACGAAAGATGTAAGGTGTTCGCAGCTATTGCATATGGCTCTTCGCTTTTCAACAAATGTTATTACTTTTCGATCGGTATCCATTTTTTGCACCAATAGTTAGGTCTCACCTTTGCATCCCATATACTGCAATATTTTGTTTCCGCTTTATATGCTTCACAATTCTCACAATTTTCTTTTGCATTTCCCAATTTATACGCAGGTGGCAAATTTTTAGATATCAATTCGCCGTCTGGATATTTTTTTACTGAAATATCTTTAAATGTTTTCATGCAGCTTTACCCCATACCTCATTCCAATTTCCGCTTAATGCGCCTTTAGCATAATCGGTTGCTCTGTTTTCAAAGAAGTTAGTGTGAGTCGGCGCATTAATCATTTCCTCAACCCAAGGTAAAGGATTCTTCTTACGTTTAAAAATACCACGTAGACCAAGACTAATTAAACGTCGATCCGCAATGTAGCGAATATATTCTTTGACATCTTCTTCGCTTAACCCTGTGATCGCCCCAGTTCTGAAAGCAAGAGAAATAAATTTATCCTCAAGATCAACCATCTTCTCCGCAATCGTGTAAATTTTCCCTTTAAGCTCATCGTTCCATATTTCCTTGTTTTCTTCAACGTATGTGCGGAAAAGTTTAACCATGCCCTCTGCATGTTGAGTTTCATCCACAATAGACCAGGTTATAATCTGCCCCATGCCTTTCATCTTACCATGTCTGGCAAAATTCAATAACATAATGAAGGAGCTAAACAATTGCATGCCTTCTGTAAATGCCGAAAATGCTGCAATGTGAGTAGCAGTAGATTCTATTGTACCATTCTTAGAAGAAAGATCCAATAGGTATTCGTGCTTTTCTCTCATCTCAGTATACTCTAAGAACTCGCCATATGTAGATTCCGGCATACCTAAAGTCTCAATTAAATGAGAATATGCTGCAATATGTAATGCTTCTCTTGCAGAAAATCCTAATAACATCATTCTAACTTCTGGCTGAGGAAAATGCGGTAGATAGTTATTTACATACCCGCCAGCCACATCTATATCACCTTGAGTAAAGAATCTAAAAATGTTAGTTAAAAATTGTTTTTCTGATTCTGTTAAATTCTTCTTCCAATCTTTTACATCTTCCAGCATAGGTACTTCAGTATGCAGCCAGTGGCTTTGCTCGTGCTTAAGCCAGGCGTCATACGCCCATGGATAATTAAATGGTTTGAATGAGTTCCTATCATCAGTTATTCTACTATTTTGTTTTGCCATCTCTTCCCTTATATCGTAAAACTTGAACCGCATCCACACGATGCCTTTGCATTAGGATTTTTAATTATAAATTCTGCGGACGTTAATGTTTGTTTGTAATCGACTTCTGCTTCTTGCAGATATTGCATAGATATTGCATCCACTATAATACTTATTCCATCTTTTTCAAAACTTAAATCATCTTCCTGAAGTACATTTTCTAAAGAGAACCCATATTTAAATCCTGAACAACCACCACCCTCAACAAAAATACGAAGCATCGCATCTTCATTATCCTCTGCAATGATTGCTTTAATTTTTGATACTGCGGAATCTGTAATTGTTATCATTTTATCTTTTCATTAATTCGTTAACGAAATCTAGTAACAATTGCTCATTTGTTGTTTTTTCCCAACGCTTCTGCATCCAACTATAAGAATCATACCAATGCTTGGATGCTTCAGGATGGCACCCTATTAATCCTATTCGATTTTTTATAATTGCCATTGGGTCTCCATTTGGATATGTTGCGACGGTTTCGTAATTACTACCGGTAAACGTACACCCATCATAAAAGAACATATTGTGAGATTCACCTTTCCATGTTACCGGCATTTGTTTTGCATGCGGTCGCCGTGTACATGTATTATGTCGCCTTATATATTGTACTACATTTATGTTCCCGACAAGATCAAAATAATCAGGGCCGCTCCAATAAGCACCCATACAGATTCCCAAATATCTTCCTCCGCGAGAAATAAACTTACGAATAGCATCGCGATTAAACTTAAATAAACTATCGAAGCTATCTGCATCTCCTATCCCTCCGGGAAAACATACAATATCCACATCATCTAAAAACCCAGGTTCCACTTCATGCTTTGTAAATATTTTAAATGTATATTCTTTAGATAACGCATTTATAATACCATTACTAGACTGAACTGAGCATTTAGGATGATGTAGGAATATCGCAATCTTGCCCATATTAATCTATTCGCATGCTAAACAAGTATCACCGTCGAGAATTGCTTTCATATCCAACTCTTTAATTACATCTCGCTCTATGCGCTTAGATACTTTGTCCGCTTTACCTATCTTCTCTGAGCGGCAATAATATAAAGTCTTTAGACCCATTTTCCATGCCATAAAATGTACAGCATGTAGATATAATATATTTGCGTCTGGTCTAAAGAATAGATTAATAGACTGTGCCTGATCTATATATACTTGTCTGTCACTAGCATGTTCTATTAACCATCTTTGATCTATTTCCATTGATGTTTTAAACACATCTTTGTTCCACTCATCCAACCAATCTAAATGCTGAACCGATCCATCATTTGCAATAATGCTAGACCAAACTTCTTCATACCAGCCATCTTTACGAGTCTCTGCTTCTTTTCTAACAATTGCATCTAAAAATTTATTCTTATTAAGCATTGATCCTGAGAGTGTATCTTGTCTATATGCATTTGCTCTATATGGTTCTACGCTAGGAGACGTGTTTCCCATAATAATAGAAGAAGAAGCATTAGGTGCAATAGCCATAAGATGCGAAAAGCGTTGACCTGTGCCAGTTGCATCAGGAGCTTCACCTCGTTCTTTACCCAATTCAAGATTAGCTGCATCTAATTTAGTCCGAATATTTTTAAAGATTTGCTTGTTTCTACCAACTGCCATGGATGATTCCCATGGGATATTATTTTTCTGTAAAAACGCATGCCATCCTAGTGCACCGATGCCGATTGATCTTTCTCGCATTGCGGAATACTTTGCTCGTTTAATTGCATTGGGTGCGTTATCGATAAAATATTGAAGAACGTTATCAAGCATTTCTGCAACATCTCGAAGGAATATCTTATCATTTTTCCATTGATCATAATATTCTAAATTTAATGAGGACAAACAGCAAACAGCAGTTCGTTGCTTATCAGTAGGTAAAATAATTTCACTGCACAAATTAGATTGCTTAATACTCAATCCCAATTTCTTCTGAGATTCGGGCATGTGCCTATTGCTAGTATCAATGAAGTGGAGATAAGGTTCACCTGTCATCATACGCATTTCTAAAATACGCTGCCATAATTCCTTAGCCGAAACTACTTCTCGAACTTCTTTAGATGCAGGATCTTTAAGTTCCCAATCATCATTTGCATCTTTATCCTTCATACTATTTTCTAGTATGTGCATAAAGTCATCGGTGATATTAATACCATGGTGTAAATTTTGTGTTCTCATATTAGGATCACCGGTAGGTTTTCTCATTTCAAGAAAAGCTATAATATCGGGGTGGCTAATATCAAGGTAGGCGGCATAACTACCACGGCGAGTCCTACCTTGACGATAAGCTAAAGATGATGCGTCATATGTGCGAAGGTGCGGCATAATACCAACAGACTTATCATCGGCAGACCGAATACCAAGACCAATTCCAACTCCTCCACCCAACATACTGAGCCAATTTACTTCTGATAATGTGTTGACAAGACCTTCTGCTGAATCATCCAAATAGGGTAGAAAACAACTAATAGGCAAGCCGCGCTTACTACGACCAAAAGAGAGAATAGGAGTAGACAAACTAAGCCAATGCTTAGAACAATAATCATAGAGACGCTGAGAATGTTCAGCATTAGATCCAAAAGTGCTTGATACATATGCGAACCTTTCCTGAGGTGAAATTTCATCATCTTTCATATACGATTCTTTTAATCTTTTGATACCCAATTCATCGAAAAGGGCATCCTTAGAATAATCGACATTAATCCCATGTACGACATTTTCTGCCATGTATAACTCCAATTTTTATTTTTGTTTACTTACTTTACAGATTCAAATATTTCTTTTTGTGACTTATGCCATTCAATCCACCCGTCCACTTTTATGGAACATTCATGATACAGATTATAGTTACCCGATACTGTTTTTGCAACGTCGCTAAGTTTTGCATCATCATTTAGTTTGATCAATTCCGCGCATGGTTCAGTTAAAATTACTGGTGCGTTAGGAAATTTCATTACAACTGGGACAGTAGTAGAACACCCTGTCAAAAATAATAAAGATAGTAGTAGCTTATTCATTACCTTCTCCTGCAGTATTTTCAGGAGTATCTACTGGTTTCTTAGAGGCATCATTTAATAATTGAATAAATTCTTTTGGTATTACGCATTTATCGTCATATTTTACTATCTCTCTATCGATGTATTTAATATGCTCTTCGCCTCGTTCTTTAATGACCTTAATCTTTTCTACAATTTTAGTTTGTATTTTAGTATTTACAATGACGCTTTTTTGTTCTGCAAGTCTAACCTTTTCTTGCATTTCTGCGACTCGTTTGCGCCATTCCATTTCGGTACTCAATCCGCCTTCGAAATATATGCCTATTAGAAGAACCGCGGTACCTGCAATCTTTAATATCTTACCATATCTACTAATAATGGGAATGAATGCTAAAAAGAATCCAACCAATAATGCTATTGCTCCAATTGCAGTTATTGCATGGGTTAATAGTATTAATAAAGAATCTGGAAGGAATTTTAGAATCCACATATGATAGAATAAAAAGTAGGGAGTCTGTTATTTATTAAATCATATCCTTAGCCATTGGGAAGATAGTAGAAATAACTTCAGCACAGGCTTCGGCTATGTCCACATGTTCCTGTTGCGTTCCGTTTTCTGATCTAAGTTGAACGTAATGAATCCAACTTCTAAGAGTACCCGCCATATAGAGTTTACTTACAGTGTTACCTTCGGGTAGAATTGCCCGAGCTTGTTCTTTCGCAATACCATTATCAATTGCCCATTTATATGTGTCTTTTACTACGTCAATAATGTTTTGCTGACGGCGAGCCCATTCCAAATTAAGTCCTACATCATCAGTTGCAATACTATTCTGACGATTTTTAGTATCTTGTAATCTAGCTTCACGTATAACAAAGTCTAAGTGCTTAACGGGGTCTGCATATCGTTGACTAAATTCCTGAAAAGAAAATGATCTGTGGCGAAGCATTTGTCGTGCAATGTCGCGAGTTGTTTCAATTTCAAGAGTAACATGGACCATTTCTAACGGTGACCAATGCTTGTTTTTAATTAGATATTTAATAAGCTTTTCGCTTGTTTCAGTATTATTTTGATTTGCGGGATTACTTACTCTTGCACAAAATGCAATCAAATCCTGCAGGTCATTCATCTCAGGTACATCAACATCTACATTAGGTTTTGTGTAACCTATCAATTTTACTTTCACTGTATTACTCCATTCCAACGTGTTGACCTTATAGCTTTTGCTTGTTCAAAATTTAATGCGGCTTCCCATGCATCCTTTGCTACTTGCTTCGATGACTCCGACGATGCCACAACCTGCATATATTTACTAGCATCCCACCAGGAATTAAATGCGATTTCTTCATCTAGGCTCATAGTTAATCCCACAATCCATTATAATATTTTCCAAACAATCTAAAGCCATTTTGCATTCTTTCCTCAACTTTTCGCATACCATCAAAATCACATTTATATGTATGGTTAGGGCCATCTCTCAATTCATATAATTTTGCACCTTGCTCAGGAACTTCGTTGCCGTCTTTATCAACAGGAACATGCATCATATCAAATTCCCCTGATTTAAATTCGTCTTGCCAAGAATCATCGATCTTGCAATTAAATGCGAAAATCATTTCGCCTAAAACCCATTCCCATCGTTTAAAGTAATTATCATCTGGATCCCACTCATTTACCTTAGTAGGGGCGGAACTACTTTTAAGTTCTTCCGGAACATCCTCATCATCTACGAGAGGCGAGCCATTTGCCTTTTCCTTTAGTTGTTTCAACATAGGTAGAATAATATAGGATAACGTATGATCCATAGACCAAGTATCCCATTTATCAATTTTTACATAATTAGTCTTTGGATGAACAAAGTCTAAAAACTTTTGCAGAACTAAACTAATCGGCTGCAGTATATCAGAAAGTTTTACAATGATAGGTTCATCATAATCAATTTCGCGCCAGAAGAAAATCTTCTCAAGTACTGTATACGGAGAAATCCAATGATTACGATAATTAGAAATATATACTTTCATACTAACACCTCTTCCACTCTGTAAATTTAATTTTTGCTTCTAATCCTTGATATATATGTTTCTTAACAACATCAAGTGGATCTTTACCTGCCAATACCATATCATTAATATCTTTTTGATCTAAGGATTGAGGCCAGATCACAACCTTATATTGTTTATCAATCACCTTATCTAAAATTTTACAAACATCTTTATTACGAGGTTGATTGTCCAATATAGCAATAACTTTATCTTTTGGTAAATCTAATGTTTCCAATTTGGTAAATGCAGTACCACCCACCGCAATACAATTAGGTAAAAATAAACTATCAATGGGTCCCTCGACAACATAAATTGGTTTAGTTCTATCTAATTTATCTAATCCAAAAGCTAGTAATTCATCTTCTATAATTTTCACAGTAACATATCTGAGACTTTCATTTCGCAAAGCTCTGCATGTTACTGCAATCAATTGATTATCTTTATTGTAAAAAGGAAGTACTAATCTAGGTTCTTTTGTTTTTATTTGTTCTTTATACTTCGTATTAAGTTGTACAATATTGGAAATATTATCAATATAATATAAGTAATGAAACTTTCCTCTAGGTATTTTGCGTGTCAAACAAAATTGAACCGCCTCATGATCTTCGGGTAATTTATCCAATCGATCCAACAGACCATCTAATAAGCGTTGTTCCGGCTTTACAAATACCGGAGCTTGCATCTTAAATTTATCTTCAATATTTTGATGCGGTTTATTACTAGGTAAGCCTTCGTTGTATCGTTCCAAAGAATATTGATTATACTGCAACCCGTTGAATTGTTTTAAAAATGAACCAAAGTGCATAGATGCACCGCAGTTATGACATTTATAAAATAAATCATTTTTTGCAGGATAAAAATATCCCCTTGCCTTATTTTTCTTTGCCTCAGAGTCACCGCAGATTATACATCTGCAATTATATAAACGATCGCTCTTTTGTTTAAAAAGAGGAAGTTGATTACTAATTAACTTCAAATACTTTAAATCTACAAATAAAGACATTTAGACTCCTATACGAAGTCTAAATTATATAATAGAACTACTAGAAAGTCAAGCCTTTAGAACAAATTTTCCATTTTAATGTGAGCAAGTACATAACCCGCAACCATTGCTCCGCCCATTATCATCCAACGCCATTTTTCAATTTTACCAATTTTTTCCAAAATTTCATGATTATGTCTAGCGCTAGTTTCACTATGTGCGTCAATTTTTTCTATAATCTTTTCGTTTTTATGTTCAAACTCCGATCCAAGATCATTGATGCGCTCATGTAAAATTACATAATTATCTTCCATTTTTTTCTCAATTTTCTCAAAACCTGTAGTTAACGAATTAACTTGAGTTTCCAATACCGAAACTCGTATATCAGTGTCAAGATCTCGTATATTATTTGTAGCCATTTATAATGCCTTATTTCTTCTAAACATAGAACTAGCACCGGATGCTGTATATTTTTTCTGTGCTTTTTTACTTACGGGTACATCTTTATCTAATCCAGCAATACCTGAAGTAGCCATTGCATTATTCGCCGGAGCTACCATACCAGTTTCTTCCGAAAATTGTTTAAAAGTAAAAATCTTTTTTTCATCTAATATTTTCTCAACTTCCGCAATTTCTTCTGTCAAATCTTCACCGATGAGTCTTATATATTGTTCTTCGAGATTTAAGGGCTCTTTACCTAATTGTGTATGCTCTTTGATTAAAGAATATGCGGCAGCTAAAGACACAATTTTTTTATTATCAATAGGCACCTTTTCAATAATTCGTTTTAATCTATAAACTAATCTATGTAATAAAGTATATGCATCTCTATCTTCGACGGTGTTTAATTCACTCATCTTTTTTAGTTCTTTGCCTTTAGTATCTATAATGCCGCGCTTATATGCCTCGGTATTTTCAAAGGGAGTAACTAATAAGTTTAGTATTCTTAGAGCAATAATTGAATCTACAAATCTTCCCATTTAAATCTTCTTTAAAGTTTCTAATACGGTTTCATCTAACGGTATATCATTATCTACTATTTCTACACCGGTTGTTACTATAATTTTTATAGGCATATAGTTTAAAAATACTAGGAAAGTTTTTATTTGAGGCCAAAATTTTTCTTCTAACTTAAAGAATAGCATTTTAGTTGTTGCCTCAACACCAAATAAATTTCCTAGTATAATTATATGATTAAGTATTAATCTTTCTTTAAGATCCTTGCCCACATCATGTTTACGAAGTAATCGTTTAATATATTTAAATCGTTTTAAATCGTCGTAAAACTCATCCATACCGAGGCACCCCGGATTGTCATAGTGTTTTACTGCAAACATTACAAAATTATCTTCAGTCAATTCAAATATCATTGTGTTAAGTTAATCGCTCCTGATACCAAAGTCATTGGACCAGATACAAGAGTATCCGAATCTATACCAAATGGGTTATATACAAATCTATTATTTCCACCTAGCAATGATCTAGTATTAGTATAATCATTGTTGATGTTAGAACTATATATG